TTCTTGATAATTCTTCGCCATCTTCCATAACTACAGTATCTGTTCTTACTTGAACTGATTTGTATTTTCCGACCACTTCGATTTTACCAATCTGTGTCTCTTTAGTTATTGCCATAGTTTATCTCCTTTGTTGTTAAGCTGTTCTATATCCAAAAGCAAATCTGAAACCAGTACCTACTGTTGCTCCTGTTATTAAATTTCCATCTGAAGTGTATCTATAAACATAAAAATTATTTGTGCCACCACCACCCCAAGAAACTGCCATAGGTACAGTTCCATTAGAATTTCCAAATGAATCAACAGTTCCAGCATTACCACCATTTTCAGAGCCATCAGTTAAACTAGCGATAGTAAATGGAAGTGAGTTAAATGTTATATAATTACCTGATAAAGTTCCTGAGATTGAACCAATCTGTACATTACCCATCACATAACACCAACTACCAATTTTAATATAACTTAATGTATCAAAGCCAGATGAAAAAGTTATTGTTCCACCAGTTGAACCTGTAGGATTTCCTGCACTAAAAGTTCCTTCTTCGTAATCGTCTAATTTGTTTGCTGTGCCTGTGCCACCAACATATAGACCACCACCTAAGTATAGGTCTTTCCATCTGTATGTTGAGTTTCCTAAATCAGTAGCATTATCTTCTCTTGTTTGTGTTTCATCTACAGGAATTATTGAACCTGTTTGACCAAGTAATCCATTTCCACCTGCTCTTGGGTCTAATATGATACCACTTACAACACCACTTCTTGAAAATATTTTACCAACTGTTGTGTTATCTTTTTCAAATCTAATTATATCTCCATCAGAAGTTAATCTTTCAAATACAGCAGTATTTGCACCATTTGTTGTTGAGAATAATGCACCATCACTTCTAATAATTGTTCCTGCTGTTGTGTAATCTAAACTTGATTTACCCACCAATAAATTTCCAGATGAGTCGATACGCATACGTTCTACTGAAGCACCACCTGTGACAAATCTTAAAAACGCATTAGTAGAACTTCCACCTAAACTAAGAGTATTATTAGTGTCATCATAAGATATGATAGCTCCACTTGCATCTGAGGGTGAACCAAATCTTATATTTGAAGTATTAGCATTAGGCGAAGATATACATAATTGAGTATCTCCACTACTTTCCAAAAAGAAATGAGTACCTGTAGCTGGACTTGCACCAGAAGAACCTGAAGCTAAATGTAATTTAGTAGAAGGACTACTTGTACCAATCCCAACTCTATTATTTGTAGAATCAATATATAAAGTATTTGTATCAATACCTATTGAAGTGCCATCAGCAAAGTTAACAGTATCTCCACTATCACCGATAGTTAGAGTTGTGCCTGACTGTGGAATTATTTTATCTACTTCTAATTGTGACATTATACGATTACCAATGTTCCTGTTACGACAACAGTTTCTGTGAATGTTACTGGACCTGCAAGGACTGCAGATTCAATTTCCATTTTCTTATCCATCACTTGTGCGTGATGATATATTTCTTCCGAAGCAGGTTTATCACCTACATAAACTGTTCCATTTACTTCACTCATTATATCTCCTATGTGCTTATACTATCAACTCTGCTTAACCACGCATCAACACTTGTTGCTGCACTAGCTAAACCATAAAGTACATCACCATTTTGTAAAACAATTTTAGCACCACCTTGAATTAGTTCAATTGAACTTGCAGGTGGAATGCTTAAATCTTTTGCTACATATCTATCAGTTCCTACACCACCTTTGTCAATATAAATATCAACAGTTACTGAACTAGATGTTACATTAGTTAATCTTAAACCAATGATAGCATCATCTGAGTTAGCAGTAAGTAAAGTAGTTTCAGAATTTGTGATTTGAGTACCAGTTGATTCAAAATCCTGTGCCATTTATTTTCTCCTTTTTATATATTATACATGTTAATTACGCAAAAGTCAAGCATAAACTACAACGCAATTGCCATAGCCACAGCAAAACCTGCACTTGCTTTAGTATCTATTTGTGTTTGTATTGCTGAAGTTACTCCATTTAAATATCCAAATTCTGTATTTGAAACTGTACCATCATGTATTTTAGTAGCATCAATTGCAGCACTTGAATTAATATCGTCATTAACAACTACACCCGAACTAATTGCAGCTACTCCTGTATCTGCTATAGTTATATCTCCAGATACAACATTATCTATCCATTTAGATGTAGCTGTATCATAGAATAATAACGACCCATCAGCAGCACTAGTAATGTTAGTATCAGTTAATTCTGATAATTCATTAGCAGTTGCTACTTGAGAATCGACATATGCTTTGATTGATTGTTGTGTTGCTAATTGTGTAGCCGAATCAGAAGCCATATTGTCTTCATCTAATATAGCTGTTCCGGATACCCCTGTATTGAGAACAGGACTTGTGAGAGTTTTGTTTGATAATACTTGTGATGTTGATAAGTCAACTGTTGTTGCAGTATCAATATTTAAAGTTACTGCTCCAGTTGTGCCGCCACCAGATAAACCTGTACCTGCTGTTACTTCAGTAATATCACCAACTGGTACTGTTGCTACTTGTGCATCTACATAAGATTTAATTGCTTTTGCAGAAGCTAAAGTATCATCACTTGCAGATACACTTGCTAATGCAGTATCAACTACACCAGAAGCAAAGTCTGCTACTTCAAGATTAGTAATACTGTTTCCAGTACTGTTTGCATCTATTGTTTTATTTGTAAATGTTAATGTATCACTTGCTATGTTAGCATCTTGTGCATCTACATAAGTTTTAATAGATTTAGCTGAAGCAAGTGTATCATCAGATGCAGATACACTAGTTAAATCTGTATCTAATACACCAGATTTTAAATTATCTACTTCAATGTTAGATACTGTATTGTTATCTACATCAATAATTTTATTTATTAAAGTTTGAGAACCAGTTAAAGTTGCTACTGTTGCTGCATCTATAGAAACTGTTAAAGTAGTTCCAGAACCTACAGTATCAATACCAGTTCCACCTGCTATTGTTAAAGTTTCTGTATCTAAATCAATGTCTAATGCACCGCCAGAATCACCTTGAAAATCTAAATCTTGTTGGTTAAGAGAAGTTGTAACTGCATCTACATAAGCTTTAATACTTTGTTGTGTTGCAAGAGCAGTTGCTGAATCTGAAGCCATATTATCTTCATCAAGAACTGAAGATACTGCTGTGCTTGAACCTAGTGTTAAGCTACCAGATATTTCTGTATTACCATTAATATCTATTGTTGTTGCTGCAATTTGTATTTCTGTATCTGCAACTAAATCTAATTGTCCATCTACTGATGAATTAATATAGATTGCTGAATCTCTAAATAAAAGTTTTTCATCTGTACTTAATAAAATATCATCTGAGAATTGAAAGTAATCTTCATCTTCCATCCAAGTAAATACACCATCATTACTTGTTGCATCAAATGTAACTGAGATATCATTATTTGTATTAGTACCAAATGTTAATGTATTACTGAATAAGTTTGATATTGGTCCACCATCACCAGTAGTTGTACCATCATGGGTATGACCGCTTGAGACATTAAATGCAGCTACTAGTTGGTCATACTCATTATTGAGCAATGATGCAAATATTGTATCACCATCTGTAAATGTACTTTGTCTAGTATATGTCGCCATTTATTATGTCCTTCCTGCGGGTATGAAATCTACATAAAATCCAGATACAGTATAAGGTGAACCTGTCCCTGTACTTCTAACTCTAAAGTTATTTGTAAATCCACTACCAGTTAGTGTTGTTTTTTGTTGTGGAAATAATGTTCCACCAAAAATTGTTGTTCCAAATGTTGAACCTGTACCAAATGTTGCAGGAGTTTGTAATGCTCCTAGTTCTATTTCATTAGGTTGAGTTACATCATTGCTTTCAAAATCGTAACGAGTTTGTAATTTTAAATTTTCGTTTGTTCCTTCTGAACGAATACTTGTTTTGATATAGTATAAAGTTTTTCTAATACCTGCATCACCATAATCTAAGTCTGGTGTTTTATACTGTGCTACAATATTTGAGCCATCAAAACTATTACCAGTATCATGGTTATAAACTCTACCATCTTCAGATGCGTGATATAAAACTTCGCTTCCATTTTCATCTACACCTGCATGAGCAACTTTTACAGGAATACCTTTTGTTGTACTCCATTCATATACTGCTGCACCCGTAGAAGATATTTTAAATGTACCAATAATACCACCTTGAATAGTATTAGAAATTCCAGATTTAAAATAAAATAATCTGTATTGACTTTTCTCTCTAATCACCATACTAGAAAATCTAATTGATGATAAGAAAGGCATTATTTCATCTCTGAATAATGGCATTATCTTTCTACTAATAGAACTTAATTCTATATCGTCAATTCTTGCTGTTCCTGCAATAGTTCTTAAACCATCTGGTGCTAAGAAAATTAAATCTCCACCTATCTCTTGAACTGTATTACCACTTATACATCCAATGTTTTTTGTGACACCCGATACTGTAGGAGTACTATCTAATCCAGAAACTTGAAATATACTTGTTTCACAAAAAACAATAAGTTTATTTCTAAAAGGTTTGACTTGTTTTATTTTATCACCAACATCTATTGTACCTGCTGATGAACCTGCAAAGTCTTCTGGTTTTAATCTTGTACTATAACTTAATACTTGTGGATTATCTGCATCACCTGCAAGAATTAATCTTTCTGCAAAGATAGTTGCAAACTTAGATTTTTCTGGAGCAGACCTGTATATTTCTTTAAAGTAATAAGTATGTATTCCACTTGTTATATCTATTTTTAAAT